ACTTGCTTGCCTGTCTGCTGCTGAAACCAGTTGATGTTGAACTGTTCGGTGAATGTGCCAAGCTGCACTGGCAATACATCTGATAGATCGTCAGGCTTTTTGCGTCCTGTCTTCTCTTCCCAGAGTGATATCCAGTCACCTTGCATGATGCGGCGCATGTCGCTACCGCCGATAAATCCTATTCGGTTCATTTGGTTCTCCTTTGTATGTATTCTACTGCGAGTATGCAGTAAGCGCAACCTTCTTGGATACAAGTGCATCCATTAGTTTCTGCCTCTTTTCTATGCGCCAATGGATATGCTTGTGGAACTCGGCGTATGCCGGCCAGAAGGTACACGACTCAGCGACCTTCTGGACGGCATACAGCACGATGTCCGCAGGATACTTTATCAGTTGTGATGTGAGCGATTTGATCCTGATTGTCTGATCTTCCGCTGTTTCCCCGCTGGGCTTCACCACAAGCGTTGCAAGCATAGTTAGCTGCTTACCTATATCTTCTGGCGAGAGGGGCGTCAGTGACGCTTGTACGGCGTTTAACGCACGATCCAGTGACTGTTCGTCCTCACACTGTATGTCGTAGCGCAACAGTGTGATTTGTATGTCAGCATCACGAGGGAATCGTGTGCGTTCAACAGGACTAATCGTCAAGCCCGGCAAGGATGCCAGCGAAGTGACCAGATTGCTGTCCACCTTTGCCGGATCTTTTACTTCCAACAGACGAGCCACTGCTCGTTGCTGCTGTTCCCCACTCAACTGCTTGACGACACCACTTTCGATAAGCGAGGTCAGGTCGTTTGAATGTGTTGCCTTTCGAGAGGTGGTGATTGCGGAACTTATCTGTTTCAGCGTCATGGTTTATCTTTGCTCCTAACTTGTTATCAATGTCCTGTTTTAGATCAGAACTTGGTTGCCAATCTTCTGTAAGCCCTGACTTGGCTACTCTCTTTTTCTTTGTGAGCAGCGGGGCAATGTCTCGCTCGAACACATCGCCATCAAAGATTACCAGAGTTTTAGGCTTGCCGGTTTTGCGTTTGTAAAATGCAACGTCGCGCACAACAGTAAATGGATTGGGGAAGTTTGACTTGTCTCTGTATTTTACTTCCACCACCAACTCAAGTCGTCCGAGTTTCCAGATGATGTCGCCGGAGTATTCTCCTCCGAGTGCGCCTGAGAGGGGCTGGCGTTTGGCTGTGAAGCCGAGTTCTTGTAGCCAGTTGACGAACCACCTTTCGTGGTAGTTTCCCTTGTCGCGATTCTTGTTTGCCATTGGTTCTCCTGATAGCAGTCAAGGCAGATTGTGTACCAAGACGGCGGGTTGATGCCAGCAACAGGGCAGACAAACCAAGGTGTCACCACTCCACATGCTTCGCATGTCTGTGACTTGCCTTGATTAAGATTTTTTTTGATGCGTCTGTTTTTGGCTGGCATTGGTTATATAATCAAACACGAGTTTTGCTGTTTCGTATCGTAACTCCTTGCCTTGCTTGGCTCTGTAATATGTTGAGTCGGGCAGCCCCGCTCTGATGAAAGCATCTTTGAGCGGAACTCTGTGGCGTTTGGCTCTGTTGGTGAGCGTTGTCATGTAGCTTTTCATGCAGGGATACTCCTGCAATGTCGCAGTCATGTCAATCTTTGATGCGTATTGGCTTGAGTGTGTAGCCCAGATAGTTAAGAGCGGCTTCGATATCATTGACTCGTGGCGTATGCGTAGTGCGCCACTTCCTCAATGTATCTCTGTGAAGGCCAACTCTTTCTGCAAGATCTATTTGGCAGCATCTTTGTTTGTGCATTTCTTTAAACAGAAACTGCACAACAGGGTTGCCATTGGTAATGGCTGGCCGATATCTAAACTTCCGCATCTTCTGTGTAGAACTCCTTTGCCCACATGATTAGTTGCTGGCGACCAGACTCACCTTTGCGTTTGCGATGGTCAGTAAAGATCAAGCCTTTCTCTTTGAGTTGCTTGTATCTAGCAGTGATTGTGCTGTATCGATGGTTCGGCAGGATGCGCAGCACATCGTCTGATATGCAGCCATCGGCAGAGAAGCTGGTGATTGCAGCTAATACAATGCGTTCCATCTTGCTGACATCAAGCTGCTCGGCAGCGTCATGGCTGGTGCTTGGGTCATCACGACGAGCCAGCTTGTATGCTGGTGTCTCTGGAAACTCTGGCTGGTCTAGTCCCAGCTTGTCAAACAGATCGTCCATTGATTGGTTCTCCTAGTTTCTGATTGATAAACATGACACACGCGTCGTGTTTGTATTCTAATCGACGCCAGTCTTGTTCATTGTAGTGGTCACGATCTTTGAGTTGTATCTCAAAGTGGGTGGCGATTGAGTCCATCAGGTAATGATACAGTTCGTATCTCATCAGGTTCTCCATTTGCGTCTCCATAACTCAGGCCATACCGAGTGTTTGCCTATTGCTGGCTTCTTAATAACCGATGGCCTGATGTGTACTTCGTCTCCTTGTGACTTGTTGCCTTGGTATTGTTCTTCTTGGAAATGAATATCGACTGGTCCAAAGAACATAGTGTCAAAGTCAGGGTCTATGACTGTGTGATACTTCCACTTTGTGTTTGCCATTCGTCTATCTCCAAAGCTGTCTCAAGAGCATCATCATCTGATCTTGCGTAGACTTGTTGATACACAATGTAAGACTGCATCACGACTAGATGATCGCTGTCACAGTGGGGGCAGAAGCCCCCGCTGTCTTCGCTGTAGTGCTTGAGATTATGATAGTGTTCGATCTGCGCTTCGCAATCTTGACACTCATAATACTCACGGCTCAAGGTGTGGAATGTAGTCATCCAACTCCTCCATTGGATTGGCTGCCTCCCATGCTTTGATCGCGCGATCTATAAATTTCTTGCGATCAAAGCGTGGGTTGGTTGCTGCTAGTTTGTCAGCCATCTCCTGTATTTTTGACGGCCAAGGCAAGAGTGGTGCCACATTGTCTGCAATGTATTCAAAGTGGCGTTGCTGCATGAGCGACATTATTTCACCTCCTTGATTGATGGGTTGATTGGTTCGGCAACGAATCGGTCAAGCGACTCGTGATACTTGTTGCTGATGCTGTTCAGCGAGTGAAGGGCTGTCTCAACATCGTAGCGAAAGGCATCCTTGCCTGTGTCGTTGATGTTGTCCTTGGCCCTGTCGAGGAGGCCGATGGCCCCCTCTATCAATACGATGAATGGTGTTGACATGATGTCTCCTATGCAAGATGCCAGTTGGCTGGCTTGAGTGCTTTGATAAGTAGGTTCTCACGATTGCGTCTAGCAACGTGCGGTGTGTTGGTGTCACCAGTATGCGTAGACCAGTGGGTGCAAGCGTTGTACAAAGCCCACTTGTTGCTGCCGAGTTGAACTTTCTCTTTGTTCCACTGGCGGCAAAGCTGCTCGTAACGACGCTCGTTGATCTTGACGCTGGCATCCTGTGTTGGGTAACGACACAGCTTCATCTTGAAGAACAAGAAGGCTGTCTCGTCATCAACGCTGGTCGTCATCCAGCTTTTGTACACATCCTTGTCCTGCATGAATGTCTCAAGGCCAGCAACAATCTTGGTGGTGCTGCCTTTGACATTCACATTGGTGGTGTGCTTGGCCCATGTGTTAGCCACAGTCATGGCATTGGTGCAGCCATTCTTGCACCAGAGCCTGTGACCACGACTGGTTTGCTGAAATGCCCAGCTTCCATCGTAGCTGTTGTAAAACAGGATCTCGTGCTTGATGACATCGCCAACGTCAGGTTCGATGACCAGATCGTTGAACAAGAATCGACCACGCATTTTGGCTCCGTTGTCGAGTGTATCGATAGTCAAGTCATAGTCACGGCTGATACCTGACTCATGCACAGCATCAACCATTGCGCTGACCACAGTCATGTTGGTGATTGGCTTGTACTTTTTTCCGTGAACACCCAGCACTTGATTTGTGTCAGTGCGCACGACTGCTCGTGCCATATTTTCTGGCACCTCAATGTTGTCGGTGTGGATTGACGATGCGTGTAAGCTGCACATGTCGATTGGGAAATGCCACAGGTCTTCTTTGATAATAGTTCCGTCCATTTTGGTTCTCCTTGTTGGCTACTCAGCCATTGTGCGGACAATGCCGCCGATGAAGGCGACACATATGCCGCCGATAAGACATGTGATCTGAAAGAAGAAAGCGCTGTTGTCCATTGGCTCAGCCATTGATGTGCCAAAGATCAGAGCGAACATGCCGATTCCGATGAGAAAGTTTGATAGAAGTTTCATTTTTTCCTCCTTACTGCATACTTGCAGTATAGCAGTGATTTTGTTGGTTGCAACGCAGTTATATGGCCGTTCTTAGGCGGTGCTGCGGCTGCATACCGGTCAAAGAAAAAGCCCCGCAGCCGAAGCTGCGAGGCTGTGTCAGCCGGTTAAGCTGACTTGGAGAAGAAGGCACCGGCATCTGCGGTGGCTGCTGCGTTCTGCTTGGCAGTTGCAACCTCATCTGGGAACATCTGCTGTTGCGCTTGCTTGAGGTAAGTGAGCATCTCTTCTGAGACGCTCTGCTGATCGTTGTGCCAGTTCCAGTCCCGCTCCCACTGGAGGAGTTGTCCGGCATCGAAGGCTGGCGCACCCTCGACATCGCCGTGTCTGTTGGCGTTCATCTCAACGCCCTTGTCGAAGATCTGTGTCTTGATCTCTTCCTTCTTGTTGATCGACCATTCCAGATGATCGATGAACTTCTGAATGTGGTACTGAACTGATCTGTTTGTTGTGTTGTTTTGTTCAACAGCAGCAAGAGAAAAGATGGTGGTCAGGTTCTTGGCAAGTCCATTTACATTTGATTGCTTTGACATTAGTCACTCCTTAGCAAAGAGGCGAGACGATCCCGCCTTACGAACAACCCGCAATCACAG